TAACAAGGCAGCAGAATATGCTAACCTTGCACGAGGCAATGGGTTCGAACCTGTCCAGAAGATTGGAGTGAACCCAATGACACTCAAAGCACTGGTCAGGGAGCGACTTGAATCTGGACAAGACGTTCCTGCTGACCTTTTTAAACCGTTTGAGGGTAACCAAACTAAAATAACAAGACGTTAACAATAGGAGAAACTAGAAATGAGTAGCGAGAAACAAGTAGCAAATAAGAAGGAAAACCTTCCGTCGGCTTCATTATTTGAAGCAGATGCACAAGCTGGTTTTGAGAATGTGAAGACAGAAAGTCTGGCTCCACCTATCTTAAAACTTTTACAGAATGGATCAGCAGAAGCACAGAAACGTAATCAAAATTATGTAGAAGGTGCTGAGCCTGGTATGTTCTTAAACACTGTTACGAAACAGTTATACAATGGTGATAAGGGGATACAAGTAGTCCCGTGTTACTATAAATTAGAATACCAAGAATGGGCAGATTATGGAACAGGTTCAGGTAGACCTGAAATGATTTATCCAGATACATCGGATATTCTAGATAAAACTACAAAAGGACCTGATGGCAAGGACAGATTACAAAATGGTAATTACATTTTGACTGTCGGTCAACACTTTGTAATTATTATGGGTGATAAAGGTTCTGAAACTGCGATGATATCTATGAGTTCATCACAGGGTAAAGTTAGCAGAAAATGGAATTCAATGATGAAGTCTATTAGTTTAGACGGTAAGAATGGTCCATATACACCACCATCGTTTAGTCACATTTATAAATTATCTTCTGTATTAAATACAGGTAAAGGTAATCAATGGTATGGCTACAGCGTAGAAAAAGTTGGAATGTTAGAAGATGCCAATATGTATGAACGAGCTAAAAAGTTCTACACTGGTATGTCTAGCAGAAGCTAATAAAAATTTTGGGGGCGGTCTTTGCATTGTGCCGCCTCCGAAAGCATAGTGGTGATGACAGAATTAGAAAAATTTATAAATATATTTGAAGGCTCATATAGTGCCTACGGTCAAACTAGAAAGACAGAGGAGTTTGATGAAAGAGGTAAACACAAAACAAGATCCTTCATAATAAAGAAAACGCCTACCAAACAAATGTTTCAAGAACATTTAGATGGCAAAGATCCTGCGCTAGGGATTATACCAATTAACGAAGTAAATAAATGTAAATGGGCTTGTATAGACATTGATCTATATAATGGCTTTGATCATAAAGAATTAATTAAAAAAATAGGGCAGCATAACTTCCCTTTATTAGTGTGTAGATCTAAGTCTGGAGGGGCACACGTGTTCTTATTTTCAGATAATTTTTCACCTGCAGCATTATTTAGGAGCCAGTTAAAAGAAATGGCAGCCATACTTGGTTATGCCAACGCAGAGATATTTCCAAAACAAAATAAGGTAGATATGCAGAAGGGTGGCACAGGTAGTTTTTTAAACCTACCTTATCACAATGCATCAATGTCTATGAGATATGCAATTAAGACTGATGGGTCAGCAATGTCTTTGAATGAATTTTTTGAAGCGCATAGTAAAGTAAAACTAACAGAAGATCAACTCTCTAAATTATCTATTAAGGAAGAAAAAACAGTTGACAACTTACTTAAAGGTGCGCCACCTTGTTTGGTTACGATTGCAAAACAAGGAATACCAAATGGTCAAAGAAACAATGCAATGTATAACTTCGGTGTTTACACTAAAAAAAGATTTCCTGGAACTTGGGACAGAGAAATATTTAAATATAACGAACAGTATTGTAAACCTCCATTAGATAAAAAAGAAATAGATACACTAATAAAATCTATTGATGGTAAAGAGTATAATTATAAATGTAAAGATGAACCCATCGCATCTTTTTGTAATTCTAAAAAATGTGTGATGCAAGAGTTTGGTGTTGGTGATGGTGTTCCTGAAACAGAGATAAAAGAAATACAAAAGTATGACTCTGATCCACCATTGTATTATGTAACGATAGGTGATGAACAAGTAGAAGTTGAATCACAAGACTTGCACGAACCAGATAGATTCTCTCTAAAATGTTTAGAACAGATTAACCAAGCTATGCCTCCAGTGGGCAAACTAATTTGGAGAAAGGCAATAAATAAATTACTGAAAGACACAATACCAATCGAGGCACCAGAGTCCACAAAGATAGATGTGCAGCTAAAAGAATTATTAACAGACTATACAATGAAGATACCGGGAAAAGATTGGAAAGATATATTACGAGGTCTTTCATACACAGAAGAAGGTGTTAGTCATTTTAAATTTAAAGATTTTTGGAAGTATGTTGTAAGAACAAAACTGTGGGACACAAAGAAATATCCTAAATCTAAAACAGCTAGAATGTTAGAGACATTGTTTGGCGCAGAAGAAGTACCTGGCAAGATTAATAATAAAAGTGTTCGTTACATATCTGTAAAACAACAAGACGTTAACAAACCTATTATTAGAAAAACTAAAATGAAGGAGCCCCCTTTTGCGTAGAATAATTATACCAGGACCACCAGGTACAGGAAAAACTCACAGACTTATGGAGCTGTTAGATAACGAAATAAATGTTATTGGAACAGACCCTGAAAAGATTGCTTATATTGCATTTAGTAATGCAGCGGCTAAAGAGGCTAAAAGAAGAATAACTAACGATAAAATATATGTGAGCACTATGCACGCTTTTGGTTGTAGGGAATTAGAATTAAACACATCAACTCATTTATTAAAGAATGACAAATGGAAAGGATTTAAAAACTATTCTAACATTTGCGCTGATTTATCTTTTGAAAGCTATGTAAATGAATCTGGTCAACCACAATACAAAAATACACATATGCGAATCATAGAGTATGCAAGAAATAAAAGGATGTCATTATCTAATGCAGCTGTAGAATTAGAACTACATTATAGCACGGACATCTGGTTAACAGAACAAATCTATGAGGATCTGATGACATACAAAGATCAAACAGGTATGTTTGAATATTCTGATATGATTTCTAAGTTTGTCGAGGAGGACGCGTGTCCACCACTACACGTTGTCTTTCTCGATGAAGCCCAAGATCTTAGCCCGTTGCAATGGGAAATGTTTTTTTATATTGAGACTAAGTGTGCTCGATCATATATTGCAGGTGATGACGACCAAACTATTTATACATTTCAAGGTGCTGATCCTAATATATTTATAAACTTAAAAGGTATTCTTGATCCACAAAAACAATCACAAAGAGTGCCTAGAAGAATACATAGATTAGCAGAATCTATATTCCCACATATGTATAACCGTTTGAAAAAAGAATGGTTACCAAGGGATGCTGAGGGAAAAGTTTATACTAATGTAGACTTTCAATCGATAGACTTCTCAAAAGAAAACTGGATGATATTAACGAGAACAAACAAAATGTTAGAACCTATCCGTGAACATCTATACAATTTAAATTTAAGGTTTGATGCTAAGAACCAGGAACTATTGCCAATTAAAATGTTAAACGCTTATAGAGTTTGGACTAGATTAAACCAAGGTGCTTCGGTGGGTAAAGAAGAACTAGAAGATCTATGGGGTTACTTAACAGTTAGAGACGGACATTTAGAGAGAGGCTACTCAAGTGGCAAGACACTAGATGCAGTTGAGTCAATAAATTTGCAAGGTCTAAGAGATCATCACGGGCTGCGAGTGGCGGGGAGCTGGGAACAACTTAACTTCCCTGAACAAAGCAAAGCCTACATTAGAACGATTCTAAAGAACGGTGATGATTTAATGAAACCTGCAAGAATAAAACTATCTACAATACATAGTGTGAAAGGTGAGGAGTGTAATAACGTTGTTTTGTTTACAGATTTAGAAAGAATCATTTATGAATCAGCGCAAAAAGATGCAGACCCAGAACATCGTACATTTTTTGTAGGTATAACAAGAGCAAAAGAAAAACTATTCATAACCAATCAAGATTATGAATATCAATATAACATAGGGGTACCATTAATATGACAGACAAAGACATACTATCAAAAGCATTTCCACAATCAAGGCAGGTTGGAGGCAGTCACTACAAGAATTTTCACATTCAGCCGTATGAGTTTATTTCTAAAAATAATCTCTCATTCTTTCAAGGATGTGTTGTGAAATATGTATGTAGATATTTATTTAAAAATAAGATAGAAGATCTAGAGAAGATAATTCACTATTGTGAATTAGAGATACTTAAGTTAAAAGATACAAAGAAATAATGTTTACAGCACAGACAGAATGGGATTGCCCAGAAAATTTTCCTGATTTATCCCAAGCAAAGTATATTGCTATTGACTTAGAAACTAAGGACGTTGATCTTAGATCAAGAGGTTCAGGTGCAATACAAGGCCGGGGAGAAATAGTAGGTATAGCTGTAGCTGTTGATGGGTGGTCAGGGTACTATCCGATAGCACACGAAGGCGGTGGTAACCTAGATAGAAGAATAGTTTTAGAATGGTTTAAAAAAGTTTGTTCAACCGACGCAGTAAAAATATTTCATAATGCGATGTATGATGTGTGTTGGATCAAAGCATACGGCATATCAATCAACGGACACATTATTGATACTATGGTTATGGCATCATTAATTGATGAGAATAGATTATGGTACACACTTAATAGTATTTCGTTTGATTATCTTGGAGAAGTAAAAGACGAAAAAGCTTTGAAAGAAGCTGCAGAGTCTTGGGGTATAGATCCTAAAAAAGAATTATACAAACTACCAGCGATGTATGTAGGAAGTTATGCAGAGAAAGATGCAGAGCTTACATTAGAATTGTTTAAAGTTTTATCAAGAGAGATTAACAAACAAAAATTAAAAGAAATATTTGATTTAGAAACACAGTTGTTTCCTTGTTTAATAGATATGAAATTTAAAGGGGTTCGTGTGGATATCGAACGTGCTCATAAATTGAAACAGCAGTTATGTAAACAGGAAGAAGAATTCCTACTAGAAGTAAAAAAGCAAACAGGATTAGATGTTCAAATATGGGCAGCAAGATCAATCGCCAAAGTTTTCGACAAACTTTCCTTATCTTACCATAGAACCGAGAAAACAAACTCACCTTCATTTACAAAAAATTTCCTTTCCACTCATCAACATCCGATGGTTAAAAATATAGCAAAAGCTAGAGAAATAAACAAGGCACACACTACTTTTATTGACACCATATTAAAGCACAATTATAGGGGTAGAATACACGCAGATATTAATCCAATACGATCAGATCAAGGTGGGACTGTTACAGGTAGGTTTAGTTATTCAAACCCTAACCTACAGCAGATACCAGCAAGAAATAAAGATTTAGGTCCTATGATTCGTTCTTTGTTTTTACCAGAAGAGAATTGTGAGTGGGGTTGTTTTGACTACAGTCAACAAGAGCCACGACTTGTGGTGCATTATGCGGCCACCACAGAACCAATTTGTTTTGATGAATCTGTTTCAAGTATTGTAGATAAATTTAAAGATGACACTGTAGACTTTCACCAAACCGTTGCAGATATGGCAAACATATCTAGGACACAAGCCAAGACAATTAATCTTGGATTATTCTATGGTATGGGTAAAGCTAAACTACAGGCTGAGTTAGGATTAAATACTAAAGAAGAAGCAGAGGAATTATTTAACACCTATCATACCAACGTTCCTTTCGTTAGAGATCTTATGAACTATACATCAAAGACAGCGCAGACATCTGGATCTATCGGAACTTTATTAGGACGTAGATGTAGGTTTACAAAATGGGAACCAAATCAATTTGGTATGCACAAACCTATGGAGTTTGAAGAAGCAGAAAGAACTTACGGTAGAGGTAGAATACGAAGAGCATTTACTTACAAGGCTCTAAATAAATTAATACAAGGATCAGCAGCTGATATGACTAAGAGAGCTATGGTAAATCTCTATAACGAAGGCATCATACCGCACATACAAATTCACGATGAATTAGATATTTCTGTTCAATCAGATCAGCAAGCTAAAAAAATAATTGAAATTATGGAGAATGCTGTTAGTTTAGAAGTTCCTAACAAAGTTGACTACGAGTCTGGGAGGACTTGGGGAGAAATAAATGGATAATTATGGCTTACTTAAATGCAAACATACCAGTAGAGTACGCACAGATCAGAAGGGAATATCTTTATGATCTTAAAAAACATCACGGCGAAGTTGAAGATTGTATTATCTTTGGCATCTCGTCTATTACAGGTAAGTCAGTCTTATTCCACGCGATTATGGAAAACGGTGCAGTCTTCTATCGTTTGCCAATATCTGCGTTCATTCAAAGAGGCTTTAAACCAAAGGACGTTCCTAGGCGTAGACTGGACGAGTTACAGTTATGGAATTGTTTTAGTTACTATCCTGCTGTTACTAATTGGGACATCTTAGAAGGACAAGCCGGTAAATACATTGGTAAAGATAAGAAATGGCATCCGGGTAAATATTTATTTACGGTTGACTTCGCTCACCCAGAGGCTAATATCCTAGATACGGACCATTCAGAGATTCCGCACGAGCACAAATGTGCTCACATCATAGCTCTCGATGACGGGAACTATGCAGCACAACCTAACAACAGATGCATTTGGGATATACCTTCATTTACGGTAAAAGATAATGTTCCAGATTGGAAAGTGCAAACTTCTGAGTGGAATGTAGAAAACACAAGTAAGTGGAAGACTGAAGATACGGACAACTTCTTCTACGAAATTGAGGAGAAAAAACATGATTGAAAAATGTAAAAATATTTGTTGCAGAGTTTGGGATAAAATAAAAAGCTTATGGAACAAATGGGTAGATTGGATGTTTAAAGGATTTTATAAATAATGGCCAAAACAAAACCTAAAAGTAAATTTGATTGGTTAAAGAAAAATATAGTAATCGTTCCGGTTGTTGGAGCAATCCTAGCCGGAACTGTTACTTCAGTCAGATATGTTTTTACTATGACAGATACTATTCAAGTTAATAAAGAGATACTTACAAAAGTAACTCAAGATTTAGAGATTCAAAAAGAAGTACTTAGTGATATTAAAAACAGATTAGCCAGAGCAGAAGCTACATGGGATATGGCTGAAAATATATTTCAACAACTAGCAGACCAAGTGAGGCAACATGAATACGATATCAAAGATCTTAACAGGTAATCTATTCTGGATTATCT